GCGCATGTTATGGTGATTGGAAATCGGGCGAGCAACACGTTTGGTTTGCTGATGGCTTTAGAAGTAGCGAAAACGATTACGAACGCGAACAAGCTATTGAGAAAGCCAAAGAAGAACGGGATTTTGCTTACAGCAACGCAGCGTTTAACGCTCAGGAGCTGTATGCAAAACTCCCACACGCTTTAGATCACGATTATTTGACGCGCAAAAATGTCAAATCACACGCGGCACTGCGCATTTATGACGGCAAACTCGTTATTCCTGTTTATGGCGTGGGTGGTGAAATCCAGTCGCTTCAATATATTGTCACAGACGGCACAAAACGATTTTACACGGGCGGTAAAATGCAGGGCGGTTACTTCACTATTGGTGAGCCGTCCGACATGGTGATTATTGCAGAAGGATTTGCCACCGCCATGACAATCCACGAAGCCACAGCACAATGTGTTGTGGTTGCGTTTAACGCTGGGAATTTAAAGCCAGTGTGCGACATGGTGCGCAGTCAGTACAAAGGCAGGGTGATTATATGCGCAGATAATGATGCAAGCGGTGTAGGTATCGAGAAAGCCAATAAATGCGGGGTAGAAGTTATCCACTCGCCCATTGTTGGTGAAGATTTTAACGACATGGCAAAACGCGCAGGCATATTAGCGGTTGCGGATCTCATTATTGGCAAAAAGCAAAACCTGTTTGTTTCAGTTCATGATTTGATGGCAAACACCACACGCGCTGATTGGGTAATTAAAAACCTACTTGAGCGCGGCTCAAACACGTTATTGTTTGGCGAATCTGGGGCGTGTAAATCGCTGATTGCGATGGACTGGGCGTTCTGTATTGGCAACGGTATTCCGTGGCACGGTCACAAAACTAAGAAAGGTACGGTGGTAGTCATTGCTGGTGAGGGTCATCGAGGGCTTGCAATGAGGATGCAAGCTCTCAAACAAAAATACAACATGAATCCTGACAACATTTATTTTAGCACAAAAAGCGTTAATTTGCTTGATACAGACGCGGTTATGCGTGTAGCCAGTATCTTAGATGGGTTAGGGTTAGACGAACCACCATGCGCCATTTTTATCGATACCATGCACAGAAATATGCACGGTGATGAGAATAGCAGCGAGGATATGGCGATATTCTTGGCTAACATGGAATTATTGGCTAAGAAATACAACGCAGCCATTGTACCAGTGCATCACAGTGGTCATGGCGACAAGGGCAGGGCGCGTGGAAGTTCAGCTATTAAAGCAGGCATGGACGCAGAATTTTGCATGACAAAGAAATCAAAGATGGAAGTCACGCTGTCATGTACCAAATCAAAAGATTTTAGTGCAGGCAATAATATGGATTTTAGAATAAAAGTGGTTGATCTTGAGGGCGATTGTTTTTATGACGAGGATGAAGGAAAACAGATTGAGGGCGTTTATTTGGAATATGTTGGCGTTGGTGAGGAGAAAAAAGAGTTATCCGACAAAACAAAAAAGACGCTTGACGGGTTAAAAATGGCAGTTGAAAAAACAAAAGTAGATGGGAAAAAGTATACATTGGAAGAAAAAGATCATTTTGTGGTGACGCTTGAACAATGGAAGCCATTTGCATTTGAATGCTATGCTGTAAAAAACACAGGACGACACGCAGGTTGGTTTAGGGAAGGAGTAAAAACACTTATAGAACAAGGTCTTGTTGAAAATAATGGGCAATGGTATTGGGAGAAAATATAGTATACATACATATACATTTGTATACTTTTGTATATTGTATAGGTCTGGCCAAAAAGTATACATACATATACACTGTTATTTATAACAGTGTATATATGTATAGTGGCTTGTATATTTAACTGTATGTTTAATTTTTTAAAAATAAAATTACTATTTTTTACTTTTTAGAATATAATCTTTTTAACCAACCAACTCAGAAATCACTTTATGGCGATTTATCAATAACTGGGTTAGTTGGTTTAACCATGAAGAATTAAACCCTAACGCGTGTCCTCTCGCACGAAAAAAAGACGGGAGCAGTTTTACCGCAGCATTTTCTGATAATTTTGCAATGCGGGGTTGCGGTTTAATTACTTGATGGTTAACTTAACAGGAACAATAATGAATATATGCAGTTTTGGTGGAGGTGTCCAATCAACTGCAATGGCTATATTAGCCGCGCAAGGTAAAATAAAAGTTGATGCGTTTGTTTTTTGTGATACGGGATTCGAACAAACCATTGTTTTTGATTTTCTCCATGCGTTTACATTGCCAATGATTGAAAAAGCAGGAATTGCATTTTATATTGCTAAAGCAAATGATTATTCTAAATATGCTGGCGATATGGAGTTACCGCCATTTTTTGCAAATAATAAAGAAACGCAGGGGCGTTTGCCTGCTTACTGTAGCGCAAAATGGAAACGAGAAGTTTTTGAGCGTTTTTGTAATAATGAATTTAAACAAAAAAAATACAATGTTTTAATGGGTTTCTCAACTGATGAAATCCACAGAGCAGCAAGAATGAAGCCATCTAAAAAATGGAATAAAGTTTTTCCGCTGCTTGATTTGCAAATGCGCAGAAGTGATTGTATTGCATTAGTACAAAGAACGTTTGATACTGAACCACCAAGATCATCCTGTTGGATGTGTACAAACCATACGCAAAAAGAATGGGCGCACGTTATGCAGTCACAAGATCGTGAAAAAGTGATTGAATTTGATAAAACCGTATTACAACCAAAAGGCTATTTTTTAACGTCACAGTTTAAACGAATTGAAGAATGTGATTTTATTGATGAGCATGAGGTTATGTTTACGCGGTTATGTAGTGGCGGATGTTTTTTATAATAACAGGAACAAGAATGAAAAATACACTGACAGATTTAAACAATCATTTATTTGCTCAAATGGAAAGATTGAGCGAAGAATCATTAAATGCAGATCAACTGGCTTTTGAAGCAGAACGCTCAAAAAGTTTGACGATTATTGCGCGTACAATCGTGGATAATGCGCGTTTAGTCCTTGATGCACAGACACGCATTAATGACATCCCAGAACGCAAAGAGCTGCCTGCTATTTTAAAATGAACAGTGGACGGTTTCAGAAAGGGTTTACGCCTTGGAATAAAGGATTAAAAGGCGTCAATGGGGAATCGGAAAGCAGATTTAAAAAAGGTCATGCTGGCTATAGAACTAGACAAATTGGCGATGAAAGAATAGATAGAGATGGTTATGTTTATGTTAAAGTTTCTGAAGGTGGCAACAAACACCATTGTTGGAAATTAAAACATCGATTGATTTATGCACAGCATTATGGCGAAATAACAGGTGAAACGATTGTCAGGTTTTATGATAACGACAAACAAAATTTTAATATTGAAAATTTATATGCGGTAACAAAAGGCGAAAACGCTGTTTTAAATCGTTTAAAATTTTCCAATGAACCAGTTGAATTAAAACCGACAATATTAGCAATGGTTAGAATGTGCTTAAAAACTAAAATACCTTATAGGATTACTTGATGCAAATCACACAACGTAAAACTGCGGATTTAATACCGTATGTGAACAACGCACGAACACACAGCGAACAACAGGTGTTGCAGATCGCGGCAAGTATAAAAGAGTTTGGTTTTAATTCGCCCGTGCTGGTTGACGGGGAAAACGGCATTATTGCTGGACATGGGCGCGTGTTGGCGGCTAAAAAATTAAATCTTGATGAAGTACCAACCATTGAGCTTAAACACCTCACCAAGACGCAAAAAAAGGCTTACATCCTTGCAGATAATCGTTTGGCGTTGAATAGCGGCTGGGATAATGATTTGTTGGCGTTGGAGCTGGGTGAATTGTCGGACGATGGGTTTGATTTGGATTTGCTTGGGTTTGATGATACGGAATTATCATTGCTTGATAACACAGAACAAACAGAAGGCTTGACGGATGAAGATGCTGTTCCAGAACTACCTATTGAGCCAGTCACTAAGCTTGGCGATGTGTGGTTATGCGGCAATCATAGAGTTATGTGTGGCGATAGTACCAGTATTGATGCGGTTGAGAAGCTGATGGATGGCTTAAAAGTTGACACTGTTTATACTGACCCTCCTTATGGGATAAATGAAAAAGGTGATAGGTCAAAAAGGACTGGTGCAGCAGAAGGCACTAAATATGAAGACTTTGCTGATGACACAAATCAGTATGCAATTGATGCTTATAATTTATGTGAAGGTCTGAATATACCAAGACAGGTATGGTGGGGGCTAATTACTATTGCCATTCACTTCCATTATCAAATAATTGGTTTGTTTGGGATAAGCGAGTTGAAGAAAATCAAAAGGACACACAGTCTGATTGTGAACTTGCATGGGTTAAATCTAAGTGGGCTTCTGTTAGAATTTTTAGGCATTTATGGAAAGGGATGTGCAAAGCATCCGAACATGGGCAACATAGAGTTCACCCAACACAAAAGCCAGTAGCATTAGCTGAGTGGGGATTAGATTATTTTAAAGAATCAAAAGTTGTTTTAGATTTATTTGGCGGTTCTGGATCAACTTTGATTGCTTGCGAAAAAACAAATAGAACAAATATAACAATGGAATTATCAGAAGTTTATTGTGATGTAATAGTCAAACGCTGGCAAGACTTCACGGGCAAACAGGCAATACTTGAATCAACGGGTGAAACTTATGGCTCTCACACCTAAACAAGAACGCTTTGCACAACTCGTTGCAGAAGGCAAAACACAGGCTGATGCTTATCGTGGGGCTTACGATGTTGGCGAAAATACTAAAGCAGCAACAGTTATTAAAAGAGCTGGCGAACTAATGACAGACGGGGCTATAACGGGGCGTATTGAAGAATTGCGCAAACCAATCATTGAAGCCGTTGGCATTACGCTTGAATCGCATTTAAAAGACTTAATGACGTTGCGCAACCTTGCTGTAAAAAACAATCAAATCAATGCGGCTATTACTGCTGAAATTGCGCGAGGTAAAGCAGCGGGCGTATCAACAGATCGTGTTGAAGCAACTATAAAAACAGGTTACACATTTGTGGTTGAGCGAGCAGCGCGTGAAGATTAGGCTTAAGTTAACTCAACCTCAAGAGGACTTCATTTTCAGTGAAGCAATCCACCCTGCAATGGTGGCAGGATATGGAGCGGGAAAATCACAAGCCGCTGTCATTAGACTGGCTTTGCTTGCATTGAAATACGATGGTTTATCGTTTGGATTTGTTGAGCCTACTTATGATCTTATACGGCTGATTGCCTTTCCGCGCTTTCAAGAAATACTCGATGAGTGGAAAGTTAAATATAATCTTAATAAAGCTGATGCAATTATCAAACTTGAAAACAATTCGCAGATTATTTTTAGATCAGCAGACAATCCAGAGCGTTTAGTTGGTTTTCAATTAGCCGATGCGGTAATCGATGAAGCCGATACGTTGCGTGTTGACCAAGCCAAACTGGTTTGGACTAAAATGCTTGGACGGATTAGAGAACGAAAACCAGACAACTCGCCTAACACG